CTCCATCTGATGGACTCTGTAATTTCACATCTGTGATTCCAGAATTGCATGTCTTTACCCAGTACTCGTAGGCATCATCCGGCCCTGCTGTTGAATAGCTGGAAGGCGCCAGATAGATTCTATCTGCGAGCTGCTCATCGCTTTCCTCTTCCGCGCCACCTTCGCTCTTGGTTGTGTTGGCTACACTTCCGATGTAATTTATCGAATCTACCAGGATATTGATTTTGCCTGCCTCGTATCCGTTTGCACCGGTACCGGCTTCTGTGCATTCCACCTGGATGTCGATGTATTCTGCTCCTGCAGGAATTTCTGCATCTTCTACTGTGTAAAAATACACATTATCTCCTGCTGTCACTCTGGTACCCATCGGGATTGATATTGCATTATTCTGCACAGCCGATACTGTAAATCTTTCGATTGCTGTTGCAGGGTTTCCCGGATTTCTCTGTATTCCTTTTAATGCTCCGAGATTCTCCAGGAATCCAGAATATGAATATTTCAGAAACGACTGCTTTCCTGCATTGTCTATGTATTGCATGCCCTGGTATATCTGCAGAGCTGCAGCATATAATACAAGTCTGTTCGGATCAGCGAGACCGAGTGTGAGCTCCTCTCCAGTCTCCTCTTTGTACTTCTCTGTGAAATCTGCAATCATCTGCTCCTGGAGGTTCTCCAGAGTCATGTTTTCAATGAAACTGATGTCAGGATATCCTTCCAGTGTCTTTTTGATGTCACTCATTGTCTCCATCTCCTTTCGCCAGGTGCACTTTCGGTACCATTCGTCCTCCGGTCTCATCCTGTGTATATGTTACTTCTTTAACTCTTGCCCTTGGCTCGTATATTGCTGTCTTTCTCACTACTTCAAGCGCAAATTTGCTCTGCGCCACCGGCATCGGTTCTGACAGAAAATCCACATTGAGTCCGAATGAGCGGTCGAGAGGCTGTTCTCCTTCGCGCGTAGTATATAAAACTGTGAGGCATCTTTTGATGTCCTCCAGTTCCGGAGAGTTGTAGTCAAAATCCAGTTGTATTCCACTTGTGTCTATCATACTCGCCCTCCTATGTGTACTCTTCCAGTGTGATGTCGAGAGTTGCTTTCGCGAGCTCTCCTCCGTTGTATACGACATCCCATTCCTCAGTCATTGCTGTGATTGCAAATCGATTATTGCCCATCGTTTTGTTTCCGATGACCATATAATCCACAAATCCCTCCTCTATCATCTCTTCGATGCGCTCCAGGACTTTTCTCGGTCTCACTCCCAGTGTTGCATCCAGAATGATTGTAAATGTGATGCCTCTTGCATCTGCCCCTCCAAACTCCGGTCGAGGCTTTTTCATAATCGGCTTGTGTTTTCCCCATTGCCCGGATACTTTCTGCCTCAGTTTGCTCGGTGTCAGAACACTTTTATCGCTCACTTGAAAAACAATGTCTCCGTAGCTTCCTATCTGTGCCATAGTCCACCTACTTTCTGTCTGACTGGTTTCCATCAAGCGCAGCCAGTCTGTTCATAATATTGCTCAGTGTGGTTTTCCACCCTGCATCTTCCAGGACCATCTGAGCATCTGTCTTTGCCTCAATGCCTTCTGTTGCGGTCGCTGACAGCTTTTTCTCTGTTTCAATCGTAATTTCCTCAAGCGCTTTCAATACCATGCTTTTCACAGTGGCTTCGAGGATGTTCTCTTCTGACAAAAATGCAATGTCGCAGTGATTTGTGATTTCCATCTCACTCGCAGGCTCTCCCTTTTCTGGAGCTTCTCCGAGTGTTACTTTTGGAATCGCCACTGTCGCTCTTTTTGCGCTTATTCCGTACTGTATTGTCTCCAGGGTAATTGATATGCTGGCATCGATTATCACTCGCGGACCATCCACTGTGGTCTTGTTCACTCCGTTTATTTCGATATTCGGTGCTTTGAGCAAGTATTCGCCTGCATCATCGTCATATCTGTACATCGCTGCGCCTTTTGTCTTGGACAGGTCTTTTCTGTACAGATTCTCCCCTGATTCTGTCGGCTTGTTCTTCCGGTTCCATACTGTTCCCAGGACCACTCCGCGAGAGCTTCCATTTGACAGATGTGCCACGATTACACTTGAGCCTACTTTCGGCATATTGTATTCATCGTTGTAGTTGGCAAATGGCATCTCTGCTGTTGTTGCCTTCCCTTTGTCTGTGTATGTTACTCGAATCATGCCGGTGTCGTAATTTACCGCAGACACTTTTCCGATTCTTATATTTGAATTCATGAATACCTCCTATGCTGCAGGTATTGTCAGTACAGTTCCTGGCCATATCCAGTGTCCATTGCTGGAGCTACTCTTTCCATGTGCCTTTGCTGCTGCCTCGATGACATCTTTGTTGAGATTGTAGATTTCCACATATCTCACACCTTTGCCCAGGAATCTCCTTGCGATTCCCCACAATGTATCTCCGGATACAATGGTGTACTGTGTTCCTTCTGCCTTTTTCTCTTCTTTGATAGCTTCCACCGCTCTGACTGATGCATTCTTGATTCTTGCTGTCACTTTGTGCAGAGTCAATGTCATTGTGCTTTTGCTTCCACCGGCCACTTTGGTGCGAACCTTGTCCACATAATATTTTCCATTCAGTTTGCCCAGGTCTGCTATCTGCACTGTGATTCCTGCTACAATGGCAGGGTTTGCCATTATTGTCACAGACATTGTGGTGTCTTTCTTATTTTCATTATTCAGTTTTGCGATGCCTTTCAGCTCGGCATCATGTATGCTGTCCGCTGTGACATTGATGGTCAGGATTCTGCTTCCTCCACCTATGTCTATTACATATTCCTGCTCATCGTTTGGGTCAGTGAATGCAAATGTCGCACCGGTATATGTTCCTGCGATTGTGGTATCGTAGGACCATGATTCCATGTCCGATTCTCTTATCGTCAGCGCTGGTGCTTTTTTCTCGTATTTCTCCTCATCGAATATGACGATTTTATTTGCATATACCTTCATTGCCAGTCCGTATGACTGACAGAGTGAGTACAGAAATTTGCAATCCGTCTGCGCATCCTGCTCGATGCTTTTTATGCTGATGCTTTCAGCCTCATAGTAGAGCTCTATTCCGGCTCTTTTTGCAATTTCCTCTGCGATTTGCGCTACTGTTACCGACTCCCATGTCTTTGTGCGCTCTTCCGCATTGAATGAGCTGCTCTGCGGTACCGATACTGCTTTGATGGTTCCTGTGTTCGGTCTGCCATTGAATGACAGGTCATCCACTTGGAATGAGCCACAGTGCAGCACTCTTCTGCTGTCATCCTTGTACCAGTTTATGAAGGCGACAGAGCTTGTCATTCTATCTCCTTTTCCCGGATACCATGCGCCCATCCACAATTTTTCATCATCTCTGAGGCTGATAGATACGGAATCACTGGCACCGCTTGCCACATCGTCATATGAGAATGACTTCATGTATCTGTTTATCTGTCCGGAGATATTCTTCCCTGCATATACAGTTGATATCTCCACTCTTCTCGCTCTTGCCATGGTTCTACCTCCATGGAGGAAGATTTGACTCTTGCTCTTCTATTTCCGGAGTGTTCAGCACAATGCCAGCCGGGAATATAAATACTCCCAGCTGTTTCGGATTTGCTTCCATGAGTCTTCCGGCATTCATCTCTGTGCCATACACCTCTTTTGATATCATATCCCAGGTCTGCCCTTGTATAGTTGTGTATGCCATCTTATCCTCCCCATGCGAAGTTTAATCGCCTATTGTTGCTGATGTATTTCTCCATCATCTCCTCGAATTTCTCCTGAGATAATGCGAGTGCTTCGTCAAGTTCTTTTCTGTCTGGAGCATCTCCGTAGAATTGCAATGTCGGAGAATATGTAATACTTCCAGACTGTCCACCAGTCTGTATATCCTGGCCTGCTGGCGATTCGTCCATGATTCTCCTTGATAGTCCAGAGAATGAATCCTCCTGCTCTCCGATTCCGTTCACTCCCAGGAGCTGTCCTGTCTGTTCCCACAGTTCCAGAGCTCTCTGCGAGCCATCTATAGGAATGAATGCCTCCATGCCATCTTCTGCAAATACTCCATAGTGTGGTGTACTGAAAATACCGCCCTCTGCGTGTGCAGCGAATGGTGCTTTGCCGAATTGCTGTATGTATTCATTGCTGTATGGACCTGTCAGATTTCCATTTGAATCATAGATAGGATTCATCTGTATTCTGACATCTGTTTCTACATCAAATCCTGGGAGGAAGTTGTTGTACAGATACATTCTGGTCGTGTCGTAAAGGTCTGATGATGCAGTCTCCATCACTTCCTTGTTTTCACTCACTGCCTGCGAATATGCCTCCGGCAGTTCCCATCCGTATCCTTTTAACATTTCCACAATTTCTGCATGTCCTGGGTCATTGACCAGCTGCTGTGCCATGGCATCATATAATGCCTGCATGTCTCCTGCTTGCCCCCATACTTTTTGATACACAGTCATTGCTCCCAGTGTATCTGCATCCATTATTGCCTGCTCAAGTTCTGCAGGTAGCTCCATGCCCAGCTCCTTGTACTGCGCTTTCAGCTCTTCTATCTGTTCCAAAGAAGGCTCCATGGTTTCCAGGAGCTCTGCAATAGCTTGCTTTGTGGTTTTGTCGAGGTCGCTATCCCATATCTCTTGCGCCATGGCATCCCACATGATTACCGGTCGCATCTCCCAGTCCACCATATATGTCTCATCGGTATACTCCTGCATTACCTCGGACATATGCTCGTTGAATACTCCGATTTCATCGCTGTATGCCTGAGTAATGGTGTTGAGCTGGAATGAGAGTGATTTTGCTTCCAGTTCTCCTATCTGCTCCAGATAGTTCTCTTTGAATTCCTCTACCATTCTCTGGTATTCCGATGCATTGATTGCGCCATCATCCAGCATAATCTTTGCATTCGCCACAGATAATGTGTATGCCTCATCATAATCTGCTATCGCCAGATCCATTTGCTCTTGAATTTCTGCCTGCAGATTCTGGAATGTTTCTGCATCCAGTGCTCCACCATCATATTTGAGCTCTAATAGATTGAGGTTCGCATCAAAATTGCTTCCTGCAATCGCTGACTGTATTCTTGCCATCTGCTCCTGCAGCTGAGTGATTTCTGCCACTTCGTCCATATCGAGAAGTCCGTCCTGGAATGCTTCTGTGATAGTCTCGTTGAGCTTTGTTCCCAGGTCTGCAAGTTCCTGCTGCTTGCTTGCATAGAAATTATTTATCTGCGTTGTGATACTGTTGCCTTCGAGGTCATCATCTGTCAGTATTCCTACTGCCAGATTTATTGCATATTGTTTATCCTGTACATATTGCTGGCACTGTGTCACATACTCTGCAATCTCGCTCTGGTACTGCTCTTGCTCATCCGGAGATAATTCCATTCCGATTGATACTTTCCAGTTCATCTTGTTGATTGTAGATATGGAATCATCAATCGCTCTTTGTACTTCTTCCAGGCCTTCAAAAGCCGATATTGCCTCTCTGAGCTGTCCGAGGCTGTCGTTTGACACAATAAATCCTGCTACTTCTTCCAGTTCCTCCAGAGATAGTGCGATATTCCCGAAGTGCGCTGCCAGGTTTGCTCTCTTTGCTTCCTGTGCGCTTTTCTTGACAGCTGTTCCGATTCCGGCAATTATGCCCACCACTGCACCGATTGCCATTATGCTCCATCCTACCGGTCCGAGCGAGCCGAGAGCTGTTACAATGGACATGATGCCTGATGAGATTTTGTATGTCGCGATTGCTGTGCCGACTGCTGCTATCGCTCCCACTATTACTCCAGGATTGTCAATCAACCATCCTGCCACATCGAAAAATGGCTTTGAAAAATCTGCCACCGCAGATGTGAGTTCTTTTATTTTTCTCACTGCTGTCGGTATCTTCGCTGATAGATTTGCAATGATTCCTGATTCTGTCAGTTTGGTGCTTGCTTTTCCTATGAGTTCTGTAAACCATTGCACACCGGTTCTCAGTGGCTCGTTGATATCTTCGTATATTTGTATTCCCAGACCTTCCAGGGCGCTCTGCATGATTGTGATGTCTCCGCTCAGATTGTCGATTCTGATATTTGCCATTTCTTCCGCTGCGCCTTGGCAGTCATAAATAGCTGATGTCAGTTTCTGATAATCCGCTTCGCTTGCATTTACAATCGCCAGCAATCCGGACATGCCTGTCTTTCCTGCAATCGCTTCTGCGTTTGCAGCTTTTTCTGCTTCTGTCATTTGTGAGAATGCGTATCTCAAATCCGCTATGGTATCTCCCAGCTCTCTCATTGATCCATCCGCATTCTGTGTCTGAATGACATATTCTCCGAGAGCTGCACTGGTCGTGGTCGCTCCTCCGGTTGTTTCTGTCAATATCTTTCTCAGTGCTGTACCTGCCTGCGATGCCTTGATTCCGCTATTTGCCATGAGACCGATTGCCACAGATACGTCTTCGATACTGTATCCCATTGCTCCTGCAATCGATGCTGCGTATGTGAAGGTCTCGCCCATCATACTCACTGTTGTATTCGAGTTTGTTGCTGTCGCTGCCAGCACATCTGCAAAGTGTTCTACCTGGTCTGCTCCGAGACCGAATGCGGTCATTGCATCCGTTACTATGTCCGAAGTTATTGCAAGGTCCTCTCCTGATGCTGATGCGAGGCTCAATACACCTGCCATGCCATCCAGCATGTCATTTGTTTTCCATCCGGCCATCGCCATATATTCCATGGCTTGACCGACTTCTGTTGCTGTATATTTAGTCGATGCTCCCAGCTCTTTTGCCAGGTCGTTCAGTTTCTCCATGTCACTCGCGGATGCTCCACTGATTGCTTGCACAGTAGACATCTGTGCTTCAAATGATGCTCCCACTGATACCGAAGCTGCTACCACTGCTGCCACTGCAGTCGCAGCGATTGTTGCAGCTGTGGCCACCGCTTCAAATGCAGCTTTTCCTGCGCTTGCCATTCCGTCAAACACAGGAGCTGCATCCTTCAATCCTTTGGAAAAAGTCTCTGACACAGAGCTGGAGGTCTGGCTTGCCTGCTTCGCTATTTCCTGCAGTTCTTTCTTGGTCAGCTTTGTGCTGTTATAAAAAGATTTTTCAATTTCTCCGGCTATTTTTATTGCCAGCTCGTATTCTTTGTTCTTTGCCAATTTCAGCCACCTCCTTCATAATTTCCCTCAAATCAAACAAGGACAGGTGTGTGAAATAGTCCACTCCTGTCCTTAATTGCATTGATAATTTGATTATGACTTTGTAGAGCTTTGCTCCGTCCTCCGGACTTATTCCGCTCCGTACAAAAAACCTGTCACGCGACTTTTTAACTTCATTGCATCCTTTGGAGGCAATCCCTTGTAGAATTCCACAGGCTGGTCTGAGCCTTTAGATGCCAATACACAGGCATACTCCAGTGTCATTTCCTGTAAAAAGTCTACATTTCCATTTCTGGAGAGTAATCTGTTTGCAGCAATCATGTCAGCTGCTGTGAGATTCTCCAATCCTCTCAAGTCTACCTGAGTGTACTTCTTTCCCTCGAAGCTGTACTCCTTTGAGAGGTCAAATACCAGCTTGTCCTCTTTTTCTTCGGTTTCCTGGCTTACCTTTGCTTTTGTTTCTTCTGTTGCGTTGCTCATATTGCCTGCTTCCTCCTAATTCTTAACAGTGTCTCTTGATTTCTGCCAAAATGTCCACATCATTGATTTTGTATACATTGTTCAGCTTGTCGAGCTCCAGTTTTCTGCTGCCATCGATTTCGATGAGAATGTATACGAGTTCCAGAGTTACGGATGCGCCCATCTGTGCGCCCTGCTTTACTGTTCCGGGTACAAATCCCTTCGGTCTTCCTCTGAATACCACTCTCATTCCCTTGAATGAGATGTTGCCGGTGCTCTTAATGGTGCTCTGCTCGGATGCTCTCAAAGTCAACTCCTGCACTTCTAACGGATTCGCGAGAGAGAAGATGTCATCATCCAGGATTCTGAATGGAATCTCCTGCTGCATTGCACTGAATGCACCTACTACAACAGTTTCGATTTCTCCGAGGATGCCAGGGCCACTGAGAGTATCAGTGAGCGCCTGGAATTCAGCGAGTGCCACCTCTCCGGACATACCGATGAGTGCATTTCCACCCTTGTATACGTTGAAATTGTTAATCAATTCCGGAATTGTATTTTTTGTATTTGCCATTGTTTATTTCCTCCTCTTAGCTCAATGCTTCCTGAAGCATATCAGGATCAAATGCCAGGATGTTTGCCATGTCTTCTGCAGGAGTGTATGCAGCGAGATGCTGTCTGAATACGAGCTGACCATTGAGTAATCCTGTTACCGGATTGTCATCTGCTCTGAATTCCATTCTTGCTCCAGCGCATTTTCCCTGTGATACATAGCTGTTTCCTCTGATATTCTCAGAATCCACGACTGCTTCAATGAGTTTTCTGTTTGCAGGGTCATCCACCTTCTGCTTGTAGGTCAGAATGAAGGAGTTTGCCCACCATGAGAAAAATCTTCTGCAGCAAATCCATCTGTCTTTCGGGTCTGTTGTTCCCGGATATGCTGCTGTGTTGTTGCCCCATGCCTTCCAGCCATTGTCATTGATTGCGGTTACAATTCCCTGGCCATTGAGCATATTTGCCTGTACCTGGTCGAGGATGACTTCTGTGCCATCTTCCAATACAGTGCCGGTCATGTTGAGTAGCTTGTTGGAAGGAGAGAGATTCGGTACATCATCATTTGCTGCATCCGTATATGTTACGAGAGCTCCGTATACTGCGGAATATGCATAAATCTTCTCGCCTAACTTCAAGCAAGGCCATAATGCCACAGAATGGATTCCTGCGAATCCGCTGTCCTCTTTTACCTGCTTGCAGTCGGTGTACTTCTTTGCTTTTGTGGTGTCGATATCCAGGAGACATTCGCATCTGAATACTCCGTTGAGGTTCTCGCACTTTGAAGCGAGGACAGCTGCCACTTCTGCATCCTTGGACCATCCCGGAGCCAGGAGCAAGCCAGGAGTCAAGCCGAAACGAGGATAAATCTGTCTGACTGTCTCGATGCCAGTCTCTGCACCGGTTTCTGTATCGTATCCACCGATTACATCGTTCTTTGTAACAAGAGAAGCATCGATGCTGTTGCATGTTACGTTGATTGCGCTCATGCCATTACCTGCACCGGATTCGAGCAGTGTCACGATTACATGTCCATCGCTATCGAAGGATGCTACATAGTCTGTGTCTACTGCGAGCTCATTCTCTCCACTCATTACTTTGAGGGAATCCAAAAGAATGCCCTCGACATTCACTATTGCCTGGTTGTTTACTACTGTGTACTGTTTGGAGGTGTTCTCTTTCTTGTGTACCTCCGGATCAAGTACGTTTACAAAAATCACAGGTGCTACTGCGAACACTCTGAAACATGCATCTGCACTCTGGCACAGTGTGTACTTCTTGAAATCATTACTGTATCCAAAATTCTCAACGAATTCGGAATAGCTGTAGCAGATAATAGGCTTGTTTACTGCAGCCTTCGGATTTGCTACTAAATTGACCGGAGCTGTTCCGAAGATTACCTGGAGACCGGCTGTGCCTTCCACAGGTGCCACG